GCGAGCATAGCGCCAAGTATAAACAACCAAGGAAACCAACGATGGGCATACATTGCAACGATGCGCCGCCGTGCCCGACTTAATACTTTCATGATGTTCTCCCTCGATTATAAACTATTTTACCGCCATTTTTAGCTGCCATTAGGAATATCGACCTTATAATCAATCATTATTATCTCCAATCATCCTGACTTATCCAACCCCAAGAATCTTTAATGATGTCATTCATATTATATGTAGGATACCAATTCAGTTCCTCTTCAGCTTTATCCGCGTTAGCAACCAGAATTGCTGGATCACCCAATCGCCTATTTTCAAATTTATATCGTATATCTATTCCTAAAGTTTTCTCTGTGGTTTTCACAAGATCAATCATGCTAGTTCCTACGCCAGAACCAAGGTTGAATACGTCATATTCTAAATCAGTTTTTTCTAATCTCTCAAGAGCTAAAACATGTGCTCTTGCTACATCTTTAACGTGAAGATAATCTCTAATACAAGTGCCATCTTTAGTAGGATAATCATTACCGAAGATTGTAAATTCCTCATTGTTCTTTAGGGCGTTTAGAAGAACTGGAACAGCATGTGTTGCTTTCTTAGCAAAATAACCGTGATTTTTTCCTGCTCCTGCCACATTGAAATATCTTAGGGCAATGCTTTTTAATCCATACGTTGTGCAGTCTTGTAGTATTTGTTCACCCCATAATTTACTTCTTCCATAAGAATTTATTGGAAAGGTAGAATCCCCTTCATAAAAACAATGTCCGACAATATTAGGATTTGATGTTGATTTAGATCCATATACAGCAGCACTGCTACTAAAAATAAAATGTGGTTTGGTGCAGGAAAATGAATTGGAACGTAAAGAATGTGTTGTAGGATAAAATAATCCTATCATATGTAATAACCCTCCTAGATTATTTCTATAGAATAAAAGGGGATTAGTTACACTGTCGTTGACAATATGACTAGCTGCCAGATGAATGACAGCTTGAGTAGAATTATAGGGAAAATCGTGTACATCTATTTGACACACATCTTTTTTAATAAAAGTAAAATTTGGGTTAGAAGATAATGTTTTAGTCCACGGATTGATAGTTTTATCAATAACAATTACATTATATTGGCTTTTCAGAAGCTCATCGACAACAGCACTTCCGATGAAGCCAGAACCACCAGTTACTATAATATATTTTTTCACTATTTTACCCTACTTTATGTTAGATAATAGTTTTGAATATTCTAGGGTATATATGTTGTTTTCTTCTATTCTATGGAAATCATAATTTAAATGTGGATATATAAGAAAGAATGAAACGGATGGATTTGTTTTTGCTACCCAATTCATATATTTTGTACGATAAAAGTTATCTTCGTATCTAGCACGAAATTCCATGCCATAGTTTTGGGTGCCGTCATAGATATTGCTTATAGATTGATCTGGATCTGCAAGAATAAAATCAAACCCCAATCCAATAACATTGGTTGAACCTCGTTTTATAGCCTCACGAATAGCATTTACACCTGCGTTGCTTCTAGGTTTACGCGGATTACAGTCTGCAGGCTCCCAACACTCATCGTGTGGAGGTACTATGAATCTAGATTTGGGAAAATCGCTTGCATTAATTTCATCAATCATGCCTTGATCTATTGCTACCAAATAATCGGGCACTTCATAATCAGATTTATAATCACGATAAAGGGCATTACACCCATAAATGGTGCCATGCCCTTTCAATAAATTTAAATCAAATTCTTTACGAGATGTACCATTCGCTATAATAAAAGAAATTTCACTCATAGCAATGTATTACCAATGTTTCGATATTCCCGGAAACGCAGCCTTTGCAGCTTCCTTTTTGATTTTCAACTCGCCATTTTTTATACGAAGAATCAACTGCGCGTCACGAGCGTCAATTGATTCTAAAAACTGAATGAACAATTGCTCACGCTTAATTTGATTGAGTTGCAGCCCCTCTTCTGTGTTTATGAAATACTTCAATCTACGAATTTCAGAATAAAGTCTACCTTCTTGATCTGCTACATCAGGGAGTGGGCGATACGGAGGATCACCCGCCGGCAGCAACCATTTTACAGTTGGATCCAGAGCATATCCAACAATACTCTTTAGATGCGTACTACTATTTACCTTTAGAAGTTCAGCCTGTTTTTCTACACTCTTTTGCTTTTCAACTTCTAAGATAATACTCGACATTGGTTTCATATTGCCCTCCTAAAAATCACTCATATGTTCAGTTAGAGTTTTCAATTTATTTTCCATAAAATAATTCATAATCTCGGAACGACCTACTGGGACTTGTGTGTTATATAGATTTAAAACTTTCTCTTGAATTTGATTAGGGATCTTATCTAGATTCACCATAATTTCATTACGAATATAACCACGTAACATTTTTTCATCACAAAATTCTTTTGGATGAAGCGTAGCCCACTGATCAACCTTCTTTCTAGAAATCATTTTCTGTCGCTTATTGCTCACGAATGTATCATCATCGGAAAGAAAATTGGGTACGCCATCACCGCGATCACCAAAAAGAATATGTTCACGCAAAAACCGCTCTGGGTTATCTGTGAGAATTTGCTTCTTCTGAGTAGGAGAAAACTGATCGACGTTTGAATACTTTTGAAGTTGTGTAAAGTCTTTGTCGGCAGACAAGATTAAAATCTTTTCTTCACTTTGTTCATTGGAGAACACACCATACGAATGGCAAATAGAAGCGATAATATCATCGGCTTCAGCACGATCAATTTGGATGACTTTATAAGGCATCTTAGTTTTGAGTTCTTGCTTTATCTTGTCCATAGTTTCAAAGATAGCGCCCCAATCATGCTTAGATGATTCGCGATTTTTCTTTCTATTTGCTTTATAGTGTGGGAACACATCCTTGCGCCAAAAGTTCTTATCGTCGCAACAGATAACCAATTCGCCATATTGATTCTTGAATTTGCTACGATATGATCGTAGAGAATTCAATGCCATGTGCCGAATAAGATTCTCTTCCGTATTGGAAATCTTAGATGCATCGACATGCATCATTATATTAGCGATCATAATTTGAGAAAAATCTAGCAAAATCATAGTATATCCATTTCAATAATCATTAATTGCATTGTATATGTATACGATTATATTGTCAAATGTTTTTTGATTTTATTGTGTTTTCTATGACCTGAATTATATCCTCCATGGGTAGTTGAAGCGAATGATAGAAATTCATTGTTTTATACACAGAAGATCGTAAACATTCTATTGTCAGAGCATAGAACTTTTGAAATTCGTCACTGCTAACATCCACTCCAGCCATAGCCAATCGTGAAATTAAAATTGTAGCATTCTCATCTACCAAAAAGTTTAGATAATTTCTTTGCACGGTAATAACGGATTCGCTCATAGATTCCGGAACGGGGACTCTTACTATTTTTTCAGGCGGAAATGAAACGACAACATTAGCTTGTGTTGTCACTTTATAATCCTCAAGATTAGAGTGTTTTCATTTACGCGACCATTCGCCTTCATAGGCTTGATCTTTAGTTTCTCAAAAGCCTTGACGATAAACTTGATTCCGTTATTGATAATAATCGGAAGAACTTCATTGGGCTTACGAATTTTCTTACCCATAGATCGATTTTCCTCATAATTCTGTAAAGTCGTACCACGAATCTGCAATCCAATGCGATCCAATGCAACATAATGGTATAATACCCTATATTTAGTGTTATAAAGCCACACTTCATTGGCACCAATAATCTTAGTAGGGTCCATACTAACAATCTTGAGCGCAGTATCATTCTTCTGATACTTTATATTCTTAATCTGTTTCTCAACAGACTTTTCACGCTTCTTGCGAGGCTTACGTGTGCCCTTAGCATTATCACTCCAAGTTTCACAATCCTTTACGATCATATGATAGAAACTATATAGAGCGGTTACTTGCTTCTTGGAAAGAGCAGAATATCCTTCCACTAGATCGGGGTCTTTCTTAGAAATCGCATCATGAATTTCCAGCATTTTAGGAAGATAGTACTCAGAAATGCGGC